TATCAGGCTGCTGAAATTTTTTGAGAAGAAGACACCGACTGTGCCGGAAATCAAAAAGCATTTTCCTGGGGCGTCGCTGGTTGGCATCAATTCAAAAAACGATTTGAATGACGACATACCATTTTAACACAGTGGACTTGTAAAATGTTTTGGAGTATGTTTTGCGGATGCAATTTTACATCTACGCCTTGATTGACCCGCGCGACCTCAAGCCTTTTTATATTGGAAAAGGCACAGCATCGCGCCGCTTCAATCACATGAAGAGTATCCCAAGCAGCACTGCGGGGCCGAAAGGCCAAAGAATTGCAGAAATTGTTGAAGCCGGACTTACCGTGCAGCCGGCCGTTTTGAGCTGGCACGAAACTGAAGAAGAGGCCTACGAGGCTGAGAAGAAAAAGATTGCCGAGATCGGGCTGGAAAATTTGACAAACAAAGCCGTTGGCGGTAATGGCGCCAGGAAAACACATCAGGCTAAGTTGACCTCAAAACAAGAACGATTTGCGCAACTTGTGGCCGCCGGCGAAAGCCAAAGTGACGCTTACCGCGCGACGTATAATTGCCAAAACACCTTGGACAAAACAATTCACGAGTCGGCTAGCAGGGCTGCGGCCGATCCCAAGATAGCCGCAAGGATAAAAGAACTGCGGGCCCCTGCTGTGCGTAAAATTGAGCTGACAGTTGAGAAATTACTGGAGAGGTTTAACGACGCGCTTGAACTGGCCGAGCAGACCGATCAGCCGAGCGCCATGGTCGCGGCGATGCGGGAAATGGGGAAGCTGGCCGACCTGTACCCGGCCGAGAAGCGCGAGAACCGGAATTACGACATGACGCAGCTCGCCGACCGCATACAGCAGGGGCGGGACAGGCTGCGCGTGATCAACGGAGGGCAGAGCGATGCCGGTTAAGAAAGTTGATGGCGGCTACCGGTGGGGCGAGGCCGGCAAGCTGTACACTGGAGCGATGGCGGCGCAGAAGGCCGCCAAGCAGGGCCGTGCGATCAAGGCGTCGCAGGCAAAACGTAAACCAAAAAAATAGGAGAGATCGATGCCGGTGCATTACAATGAAAAAATGGAAAAAAGCGAAGAGCCCAAGAAAAGCAAAAAGAAGGCCTCTGTGAAAATCAAAAAGAAGGCCAAAAAATAATGGCGAAAGGTTTGTACGCCAACATCCACGCCAAGCGAGCACGCATCAAGGCCGGCAGCGGCGAAAAGATGCGCAAGCCCGGCGAAAAGGGCGCGCCGACGGCGATGTCGTTTCGTGTGTCCAAGAAGACCGCGAAGAAAAAGTAATGGCCAAGCCGGCGAAGGGTAAGGCTCGCGTCAAGATCACGGCGGCCGGCAAGAAGGTCAGCTACGGTCAGGCCGGCAAAGCCAAGGGCGGTGGCCCGAGGGTCAAGCCGGGTACGTCGAAGGGCGACGCCTATTGCGCACGAAGCGCAGGCCAGATGAAGGATCACCCGAAGGCCGCTCGCGATCCCAACTCTCCGCTGCGCCTGTCGCGCAAGCGGTGGAAATGCGCAGGCACGAAGTCGAGGAAATCGTGAAACAGGTTTTGAACAACCACGCCTGGGGACCGGCTCTTCCGGGACAGGGGTCACAACAAGTCTGCAAACAGTGCGGCGCGAGGAAGACGGCGGCATCGATTGACCCGCAGCACCCGGAGGCGTCATGCAAGGGGCCAGATCCTGAGATGGCGGCGCAGGTTTACGCCGAGATCGAGTACGACCCGATCTGATGCCGGCCGCACAAAACATTGACCTTGAGCTGGCCGACGAGATCAGCAGGTTTTACGCTGATCCGCTCGGCCACGTTCTTTTTAGCTATCCTTGGAACAGCGGCAGCCTGACGGGCTTCGACGGACCCGACGATTGGGCGATTGAGTTCTTAGCGGATTTGCGCGACGACGTGCTGGCGCGAGGCTTCGATGGCGTGCGTGCGGTCGAGCCGATCCAGTATTCGACGTCGAGCGGCCACGGCATCGGCAAGTCGGCGATGGTGGCGTGGTTGATCCGCTGGATCATGGACACCCGCCCGCACTGCAAGGGCGTCGTCACCGCCAACACGGCGCAGCAGCTCCGCACCAAGACGTGGGCCGAGCTGGCGAAGTGGCATCACCTCGGCGTCACCAAGCACTGGTACACCCTGAACGCCGGCGGTGGCGGTTCGATGAACATGTATCACAACGCGCACCGAGAGACGTGGCGTGTCGACGCTCAGACATCGGAGGACCGGAACTCGGAAGCGTTCGCCGGCCTGCACGCTGCGAACAGCACGCCGTTCTACATCTTCGACGAGGCGTCAGCGGTGCCGGACAAAATATTTGAGGTGCGCGAGGGCGGCCTAACCGACGGCGAGCCGATGGTTTTTGACTTTGGCAACCCGACGCGGAACACCGGCCGGTTTTTTGAAAACATGCAGGGCCGGTTCCGGCATCGGTACAAGCGCAGGTTCATCGACAGCCGCACGGTCAAGATCACCAACAAGGATTTGTTCAAACGCTGGATCGACGACTACGGCGTCGACAGCGATTTTGTGAAGGTCCGCGTGCTGGGCCAGTTCCCAAGCGCCGGCGAGCTACAGTTCATCCCAGGCGACGCCGTGCGAGCGTGCGTCGGGCTTGAGGTCGCGGTGCAGCCGCACGACCCGCTCGTCATCGGCGTTGACGTCGCCCGGTTCGGCGACGACCAATCGGTGATTTGCCTGCGGCAGGGTCGCGATGCTGAGAGCCAGGGGTGGCACTCGTATCGCGGCATGGACACCATGGCGCTGGCGGCCAAGGTGTCAGAGATCGCCAACGCCAAAAGGCCCGACGCGATTTTCATTGACGGCGGCGGCGTGGGTGGCGGCGTCGTCGACCGCTGCCGGCAGCTCGGCCTCGACGTGATTGAGATCAACTTCGGCAGCAAGGCGACTGACGTTCAATACGCAAATATGCGCGCGCAGTGTTGGGGCAATATGCGCGACGCGATCAAGGACGGCATCCGATTGCCCGACAACGACGATCTGATCAGCGACCTGACTGGGCTTGAGTACGGGTTTAATATGCGCAATCAGGTGCAGCTTGAAAAAAAGGAGGACGCAAAGAAGCGCGGCATTGCGTCGCCCGACCTTGCCGACGCCCTGGCGCTGACGTATGCGACGCCAGTGTACCCCAGCCGCGCCGGCTACGCCAATGCGCCAGCGCAAGTTACAAGCGATTATGAACCCTTCTAGACTTTTACATATTTATAGTGTAGAAATACCGCATGGACGGAATTGTTGTTTTTCATTATGCAAATTCACACCCGCTCGCGTGGCTCCTGCATCACAGGCATCGGCACGTCTGGTGCGCCATCCGAGATGAAGAGCGCGGCATGTGGATTAGCTATGATTGGAGGCAGGGCATCCCAATGATGCGGGCAGAGGCAGCGTCTGATTTTGATCTGGCCGCTCATTATCGCAAGCAAGGATACGACGTCGTAGGCGTTAAGGTTTCTGACAGGGCCAACCTGTTTCCAATCATTCTAAACAACTGCGTTGGCCACGTTAAGCTGATCATGGGGATCAAATCGTGGGCGGTCACGCCGCATCAATTGTATCAATATTGTACAATAAAAAGGTGTAGTATGCTTCAGAAAATCAAATTATGTCTGACCGCCCCCGGTTTCGGCGGCGGCAGCACCCCGGCTCCCCCTCCGCCACCGCCGCCTCCGCCCGAGCCGCCGAAAAAGACTGACGAGGCGGTTAAGCAGGCGCGGGCCGACGAACGGCGCCGCGCGCGTCAGCGCTCCGGTGTCGCCGGCACGGTGAATACGCCTTTGGGCGGCGCCGGCGAGGCGACGACGACTAAGACGCTGTTGGGACAGTAAGATGCCAAAAATGGGTAGCAAGCCGCTTGGCGGCACGCTGATCGAGGGCGGCCAGGAGCCGATCCAGTACCCGAGCATCCGGCTGATGGACACTGAGGTCGACGCTATTCCGTCTGACGCTAAGATTGGCGACGAGCGCATGATCACCGGAAAGGTGCGCGTCAGCGAAAGGGGCAACGGAGCCGACGGCAGCCGAACGGCGCGGCTTGAGGTGCTTGAGTTGTATCTGGAAGAGAAGTCCAAGCCGACTGCCGCTGAGAAAATGTACCCGACGATGTCGGAGGAATAATCCATGGCCCTGCTTGCTACACCGGAAAACCTGCAAAGCCTGAATAACCTGAAGGGCAAGCGCGGGCCTATTATACGTCGTTACAAAAAACTGGAAAACGACAGAAGCTCTTGGCGCTCCCACTACATGGAGCTGAGCGATTACCTTGCGCCGCGTCGCGGCAGGTTTTTGATTGAAGACACACAGAACACGCGCGGACGGAAGCGCAACACCAAGATCATTGACAGCACCGGCACTCAGGCTTTGCGCACGATGGCTGCCGGCATGATGTCTGGTATGACCAGCCCTGCTCGACCGTGGCACCGTCGAAAAGTTGCCGATGACGACCTGATGGATCGCAACGACGTTCGTGTGTGGCTGGCCAGCGTTGAGCGTATTGAGCGCGCGATTTTGAACAACTCGAATTTTTATAATTCGATGTCGACCGTTTATACAGAACTTGGCGCATTTGGCACCGCGCCGTT